TTATGCTTTGGATCATACGTCATTAGATACATATTACCCATCATAAATCTACTATCTTGGCGTCTATCTTTATCTGCTCTAAGCTCACGAATAAGCTGAGGACTCTTTGTTCTATTACGACTAGTGCGAGTAATTTCTTTTGCTTGTTGTCTATACCAATCTCGAGCCGCTTGTGTACGAGCAGGAACCTGTCCAGATCGAATACCTTTGAGCACAATGTCGTTAAAAAGTGATGCCATTAGTTTTCTCTTTTATATTTAAGCTCTAATTGAATTAACTTATGTTGCAAACGTATAGCCTTTTCATCATTACCTTTTGTCCACGCTTTAAGTAGTTTAAGATAAGTCTTTTTAATTTTATATAACACGTTTTTGGCCATTACTTGATTCCTAAAGTTTCCTCTGTATAAATTTTAAACTCCCAGCCACGCTGAGCACAGTACATTTGAGCTGCTTTCCATTTAGCTTCATTAATACCGTAGGTTTTCACCTCGTTTAAATACTTTCTAGACACTCTTCCCTTTGCTGTCGTTTTCTTAGATCTATCTGGAGGTTTGGTTTGATGCTTGGGTTTGATTTCAATCATCAAAGTTTTTGTACCTCCAGGCACTTTACATTTTAAAATTACGTCTGGAAAATAACGATGTCGCCTCCCATCAATTGGAGAATAATATGGAACCACTACCTCTTCACTTTGCCACCAAATAACATCCGGGTGCTTATCACAATAACTAAAAAATTTTAATTCCCACGACGATCTATAAAATATTCTAGTTGGGTCACCCTTGTATTTGTTTGGATTTTTAGGCCGAAACCTTCCATTATAAGCCAAACAACACCTCATAATTTGTTATAAATAGAAATAATAAACTATTTATAAGCAAAAGGTATAGTCTTCACATGACAAGCAGACCAGAAATATACAGACGAGAAGCAGAAAGGGTAAGCGCAGGAAGTTCCATCAATAGATTTCCTTCTAAACCTTTCCCGCACAGTATGCTGCTTGTTTTTAAAAAGTTTGATTATAATACAGGGTATGGTGATTCTGAATATACTAATGGGTTATTGCAGGCCGGATTATCTAGATATGATCGCAGATCTGGAAGAAACTCTGGAATTAATGTTCGCACTCAGGAATCGGTAGAACTTCCTTTTCCAAAACAGTTGCAAGACAGTACAAACATTATGCTGAATGGTTTTTCTAGAGATCCACTTGTAGAAAAAATCACAACAGCATTAACAGACGCAACTGGCGGTGGAGATAGTACTTTAGGACAAGCATTTGGAGGCGGAGCTGCTGCTTTACAAAATGCGGGCGCTCAGATTGCAGCAGCAATTACTTCAGGCGGAGGCGGTGAAAACGGAGGCATAGTTGGACAAATTAAAGGTATTATTCAAAATGTAAGTGGTGCGTCGACTGGAGAGGTTGCCCAAGCGACAAAATATGTTCTAGCAAAAGTATCACCTTTAATTGGCGATATGGGTAATTCTATTAACTTAGCCACGGGCTCTATTCTCAACCCAAAAGAAACCTTAGCCTTTGAAGGTGTTCAACTAAGAAGCCATTCATTTAGTTGGGATTTATATCCAAACAATAGAGCAGACTCTGCGCAAATTAAAAAAATTATTGCAATTTTAAAAAAATCTGTTTTACCAGAAACAGAAAGTTTTAGTTTATCGGGCGTTCCTTTTGATAGGGCGTTTCTAAAATATCCTAGAGTTTGTTATCCATATTTAATTGGTATAGATGAAGATGCTTATATGAAATTTAAACCATGCTTAATTCAAAGCATGACTGTAGATTATGCGGCAGGAGGAAATCTTGCAATTATGGCTGGTGGTAAACCTGCTGGCGTAACTATTTCTATGACTATGCAAGAATTGGCTATCGAAACCGCTGATGACTATCTTACTGATTTAGATGCAGGTCTTGACGCATTTTTAGATGATTTAGAAGACATGGGAGGCAATTAAAATGGCTAAATATTTTGAAAGTTTTCCAACAATAGAATACGAAGGATATAAAGTTCGAGATATTACTCGACGCAACAGTTTTACACGAATTGTTGCGGAAAATCCTTCTCTGTATTTACCTTTTACTGTAAAAGAAGGTGAAAGGCCAGAAGACATTGCGAACTATTACTATGGGTCTACAGATTACACGTGGGTTGTTTACATGTCAAACAACATTTTAGATCCATATCATCAGTGGCCAATGGCTGAAGCAGACTTTAACAATTATCTTATTGAAAAGTACGGAGCTGAATCTGGTCGTGTTGGTGATGACGTAGTTGAATGGACAAGAGAAGATAATGGTGATAATATCATCTATTATTATAGAGAGGTGTAATAGATGGCAGTAGATATTATTAAACTTGCACCGGAATCTTTCCAAACAATTTATTTACGTAAAGAAGACCGAGTAATTCTTCGTACTGAACAAGGTCGTAAGATTATCATTAAACGTATTATTCCTGACGAGTGGAAACCTTGGAAGGTTTACGATCAAGAAACATATGAGAACGAAAACAAAAAAGAAATTTACTTAATTGATAGAGCATATATACCTATTATTGAGCAACAACACCAGCGTAAAATAAGGCAGGGTTAATGGCAGAGTTTAGCCCATCAGGCGTACAAATAACGAAAGCTATTATTACTACGCATGACAGAACTGTATTAAAAGATATCTCCATAAACTTCATCTATTCATTTTCTATAAATCAGTCTATGAATGATGTAGCTTGGCAGGGAGAATTGTCTGTGCTTGATGGTGCGAATTTACTCGAAGGATTTCCTTTGCGAGGAGAAGAGCGCTTAGAGCTTTGGATTAAATCTTTTGATTTGGGTACCGAAGTAAAAATTAAAGCTCGCATTTATAGAATAGGAAGTATTCAGCCATCGTCTGATTCTAAAAAAGTAATCTATAAAATGCATTTTTGTTCTGAAGCCTCTTTTAATGCTTCAGTTAGAAAAATTACTTTGCCGTTTAGAGCGCCGATTAGTACAATTGCAAAAACAATATTTCAATTGTACTTTGCTCCAACAGGACAGTCTGATTATTTAGATCCTAAAGATAACACCAGAACTTTACCGATGGCTTCGGTAAGAATTCCTTTATTAGAAGGTGATGAGCCAACAGGAAGAAATTTTGTTGTGCAGCCTACTCAAGGTATAGCCAGAGTAATAATTCCAGATTTAAGCCCAACAGATGCTATGCATTTTTTATGCGCTCGAGGTTATAACGCGGACAGCCCATCTCAAACTTTTAGATTTTTTGAAACACTTGAAAATTATTATTTTTGTACAGATGAGTTTTTCTTAAAAGGAATAAGGTCTGTTCCAACTTTATATTATGCGCCTGAAGCTCCTCTCACTCCTGAAAATGCTGAATCACAAATTGGAAGAATAGAAGAGCTGACTGTTTTATCTAAAGGTATTGATGTTGGTGTAGACGTAAATTCTGGTTCTTATAGAAATGAGGTCGTAGAAGTTGATCTTGTAAGAAGAGAATTTAATATTAGTCAATTTAGTTTTGATGATGCTAGATATGTGGATATGAATGGCACTCCAAGAGATATTGCTGATAATCCACATACAGAACAATTTAGAAAAGATATATTTACAAAAGAAAATGCTAGAAGATTTATGGTATTTAAAAATTATCAAAAACCGGGCGATCTTCCATCTAACTTGCATCAAGAAAAGCATTATGCCGATATTGTACACAACAGAGTATCTTACTTTCACCATTTAAATAATACTTCTTTAGGTGTAACATTAAAAGGCAGACTAGATCTTAGACCAGGTCAAGTAATTAATTTAGATATGAAAACTTTAAATGATAATGGTGTTGCGGTTAACGATTCGTTAGGCGGAAAGTACTTAATACAAACTACATCTCACCACATGAAAGATGACGTATTAAGTACTGGATTAAAATTAGTTAAATTTGATTGGAGTTCTGGAAATACTCCCGTAACAACTGAAGAAATACCAGAGGATACATAATGGAACACGGTGTAGGAATTAAAGATCCTTTATTTTTTATAGGTGCGATTGAAAATAACGTAGATCCTCGTAAAGAAGGTCGAGTACAAGTACGTGCCTTTGGCGTACATGGAACTAATAAACAAGTTCCGACAGATATGCTGCCTTGGGCTATTGTTTGCCAAGGAGATTATAGTCCTAATAATATACCAAGTCTTAATAGCTGGGTGTTTGGAGTATTTTTAGATGGTCGCGATGCGCAAGAGCCAATGGTGCTTGGTCTTATTCCGACACAATATGCTACAATTGTAGATCCAGACAAAAACGGCTGGGGTTTTATTCCAGATAAAGACGGTAATCAGCTTGCGCAAGGCTCAACACCTCAAGACGCAGCTCAACCTCAACAATCTAGAAAATTGCGTGGTGAATATATTCAAGAAACTTCAGTTCTTACTCAAGAAATGGGTAGAACTGTTGATGTACAAATTGCTGGCGTTGATGAAAAATGGGATCAGCCATCTTCTGCATATAATACACAATATCCTCACAACAAAATTTGGGAAACAGCTGAGCACAGCATTGAGTTAGATGATACTCCAGGCGGCGAACGCATTACTGTTACTCATAAATCTGGTTCATTTATAGAAATAGACGCAAGAGGCACAACAACAAATAAAACAGTCGGCGATCATTTCGATGTTATGGATCGTAAACAGCACGTAGTTGTTGGCGGCATGAGTACTGTTACAATTATGGGTAA